ATTGGGTACTTTGTTGGAGATCAAATACTAATACTAGGAACCAGTATTGGCGGAGCAACTTCTGCAAACGATGCAACTATACTTGTTACAGGAGTAACTAACAACACAATTACCTCAGCTACTATTTTAGGTACCTCGGTTACCGGTGTTACGTTACCGTTCTATTCAGCAATAACTATTAGTGAGTTAACGTCTAATACTATTGCAAACGGAGTTACTCTTTCTGCATCAGCAATCGGAGTTATCGAAGTTACGTTTTTATATAATCACGGATTAGTACCAGGAGCTTCGATATCAGTTGATATTACTAGTACCGGTACAAATCATTCGTTTGCTAAAGGTCCATCTTATGTTGAATCTGTGCCAACACCGACAAGCCTACGATTTACTTCTCGTGCTTCTGGAACAATCGATACCGGTACTGCATTAACTGGCATTATATACACTCGATCAGATAGTTATTTTATTCATAGACCATACGACGGCGGCGTAATGTTAAGCACAGGCGGTCCGCAACACGGTGCTCAAGCAATTCGTATGAGTAAGAAGTATATTCGTTACCAATCAGGTAAAGGTATTAACTATTGTACAGGTGCATTATTTGCTCCAAGTTTTAATATTCAAACTGCAGTATCGACTGGAATTACTATCGGTTCAGTTATCACAATTACTATGGATGATGTTGATCATGGTTGCCAAATTGGTGGTGTTGTTAAAATTTCAAATATTGACACAATGGGATTTAATGGGGTATACACAGTTACTGACGTAATATCAGAACGTGTATTTAGAGTACAAGCCCAAACTGTATTAGCAAGAGCAACTGCTGAGATTACTACTGCGGCAGTTATGTCAATTTTAAAATGGCACGGTTCTACAGTAAGAGCAGGGACATTTGATGATCAGAATGGCATTTTTATGCAGTATGATGGACAAACTTTTGCAGTTGGTAAACGGACAAGTACGTTACAATTAGCAGGGGTTGCTAACCTTGCACGTGATACTAATTTAATTATTGGAACAAATTCTCGATATAGAGATCAAGTAATTGCAGGCGATCGTATTGTTATTAAAGGTATGACCCATATTGTTACAAAAGTTATTAGTCAGACTCAAATGACAGTTAATCCGGATTATCGTGGTGCATCAAACGCAGTACAAGCTAAATTATGTTTAGTTCAGGAATATATTACTCCTCAATCGCAATTTAACATTGACAAATTAGATGGGACTGGTCCAAGCGGATTTAACCTTGATATTACAAAAATGCAAATGATTGGTATGCAATGGTCATGGTACGCTGTGGGTTTTATTGATTATATGTTAAGAGGAAGTGACGGTAACTTTATTTTCTTCCACAGAATTAGAAACTCAAACGTTAATACCGAAGCATATATGCGTACAGGTAACCAAGCAGTTCGATATGAAGTTGTTAATGAAAGCGCAAAAAGTAAATTGCTTTCTTCAATCACAGCAAGCCAAACTACTATACCATTAGCCGATGCAACTAATTTTCCTAATGAAGCAGGATTAGTTTATATTGATAACGAGTTAATTAACTTTAGTGGAAAATCAAACAATAATTTAATTGGGTGTACGCGTGCAGCACCTCAGGTATTATTTACTGGGGGGGCACAACGTACATTTACAGCAGGACCTGCAGCAACACATGAATACAATACTGGAGTAATATTAGTAAGTACGTCAATTAGTCCTATTATTAGTCATTGGGGGTCGGCTATGATGACCGACGGTAACTTTGATACTGATCGCGGGTACATTTTTAACTACGCATCTACTGGTATTAGCGTATCTACTACTAAAGCAACTGCGTTTTTAATTCGATTAGCACCGAGCGTATCAAACGCTATTATAGGCGACTTAGGTGATAGAGAATTATTAAATCGTGCGCAGTTATTATTACAAACGCTTGAAGTAACATCTGATACAGGAACCGGTGGTATTGTTGTTGAAGGCGTATTAAATCCTCAAAACTATCCAACTGATCCTGCTAACATTACATGGGGTGGTTTAGCCGGTCTTGCACAAGGTGGACAACCGAGTTTTGCTCAGATTGCACCGGGTGGTTCTGTAAGTTGGTCAACAGGCGCTACTCAAACTACTGCAACTGCAACTACTAGTGCAACAATGACTACAACAATAACTACACTATATGGTACAGGTAGCCAGTCATTTATGTATATTACATCGGCATCGTGGACAAGTTCTGGAGCAATTGTTGGAGCAACCTTAACTACTAATTTTCCTGCAGGTACGACTATCACTGGCGCAACTAATCAAGGACAATATTATTTCGTTACTACTTCACAGCAATCATCTGGAAATATCAATCCAAATATAAGCATTGGGATATCACTAGGGGGCACATTAACAAACACTAACTTCTTATATTTTACACAAGCATCGTGGGTTGCATTAGGTGCAACTGTTGGCCAATCTGTATCAGCTACTGATACCAAGTTCCCAGCTGGTACAAGGATTCAAACCATATCAACTCTATTAACATTTGGTGTAACAAATTATTATAAAGTAACATTTACCCAAACTTCAAATACTGGTGTTACTACAGGTGCAACAATTGCGTTTACATTTGGGCAACCGCCGTACGCATTGCCGGGTGAAACTGTATTTTCATTTATTGCAGCACCAGGTGCTACTGCAGCATTAGATTTAAGAGATTTGAAAGAGTTGACTAATACTACACTGGGCGGAAGAGGAACATATCCAAATGGCCCAGACGTGTTAGCTATTAATGTGTACAAGGTATCTGGTACACCAATTACAGCTAACTTAGTATTACGTTGGGGTGAAGCGCAGGCTTAGATACTATCGATAATATCGATGAGTGTTTGAATCTTAGTTTGAATGACTTTGTTACGCAAGCTAAGATTTAAGCCGCGGTGTATAGGTTTAGGAAGAACGTTAATATCAAACCAACCCCAAGCAATATGTTCATCGCTTAAAGTTGGTACAAATTCATTTTCAACTAAACAAAAATATGTATGAAAATTAAAGACACTATCGTTAGATACAAACTTTTCTAACGGTAGTGTTTTTTTAATGTCTGGAAGAAATCCAATTTCTTCTTCAATTTCTCTTGTAAGACCTTGCCACGGATTTTCGTTAACAAGGTTAGTTCCGCCTACTAACCCCCAAGTTCCTTGATGTTTACCTGAAGACTTTTGTATCAGTAAGAAGCGGTGTGTAGCACGAGAATACATTAACGCACCACTACAGATGATTTGATCTTTTACAGTTCCAATCGCCATTTACCCACCTTATAAATTCCTTCAAAACTCTTAACCCATGCAACTCCATTCCACCTGTATTGTATACCTGTGTACGTGTTAGTTTGCCAAATTATAGTATCAAATTCATTTTGAGAATCAAAAATTACGTTCCATCTAGTTCCAGACCATTCAATAATATCATTTGCATGTGCAACTAACTCGGCGTCGTTAATACCTTTCCATGCATCTGCACCGTCTTCGTTTACAATACTTCCAATATCTTCTATTAACAAATATCTTAATCCAATTGACGGTAGTTGATCAGTTCCTTTGTTTAACGGATCACGCGGATTATGTGTTAACGGATTTATGATTGCATCAAACGACCCTGGACTATTTGATCTATTATTGTTTGGATTATACGCAACATCAGTATCTAAGTTTCCAACACTGTCAATTCCTGTATTTGAATTGAGCGTATCTCTATCCCAATTTACATGTAAAATTGTTTCATCAAACTCGTCTGTAGACACAGTACCGTTAATTTCATTTCCGTTGTCTTGAATTAAGAATACTCTACTTACTCCTGAAATAAACTTATCAGGGAACATATCTAATAACTGCGGCCACTTTAATGGCGGCGATGCGGGCTCTGGCATATCGTACGACGTATTGTTGTTTAAATCGGATACATTAGAATCATATAACGTTAATTGACTGTTATATGCTTCAATTGTAAAATCTTCTAACACAGTAACTATTTCAGTTAGTAATGTTGACGGCTGATTATCTGCAACATCGTAGTCAGACCCAAATCCTGAAATATACGGTGAATTTGCATCGTGTATACCTGTAATAATTTTTGTAATAACGCCAAGCTGTTTAACTTTTACTGGAGGACTAATCCATATTGGAGTATCAACTGTTAGCGTACCAATGTCAATTGGTGTATCAGTACCAACAGGCACTGCCTTACTTGACCAATTGATGCTAGTTAAATTTAATACAGTTATACTAGTCCAATCTACATAATTGTCAGTAGTTTGTAGTTCTATACTTGGATTAAAGAACATTAAAATCTGTTCCATAATTTGTAATTTTTGGTCAGTATTTGCAGTCCATATATCAACTTTCATAGTTAATTTAAAAGGAGTTGGCATTAACCGTTCAATTGTATAATTACGACCTGGTCCGGAATTATATTCAGATCCAACTATATCCCGTTCTCTAATATTCTTTTTACTAACAAATGTTGAATCTGATAGTCGATCTTTGTCTAATTCTAATCCATAGATGTAAACACTAATTCGTGGTATTGAATTAACTGTATTCTCTGAATTTTGTCTAATTATAGTTGCAGCTTGTCTATCAGCATCGCCATACGCTACTGGTATACGATGCAATGTGCCGTCACTGTA